ATAACCCATTACTTTTTACCTCCCTTCTTTTTCTTCTTTGACTTTGGTTTCATGGTAGAACCATACCCAACACCTTTAGGCATAACAATAAAAGTAGCTGACTTTATATTACTTCCTTTTACGTTTTTTAGCACTTGATAATGCGATAGCCTGTGCTTGTTTTAATGTTTTGCCTTCCTTCATTAACAAACGTATGTTGCCAGAGATAGCCTTCTGTGATTTGCCTTTTTTGAGGGGCATCAGTCTGCAAAGTATTTATCTACTAAATTTAAATCTTTTTTATTTTTTGCAGCCGCATATAAAACTTCTACAAGTTCACCTATCAAATCTTTATCCTCTCCTTTTGCTTCATTAAATAAAGACAACAGCTTTCTAGGAGCGTCCCTTGACTCAGGAAAACTCCCAGCTATTTTTACCGCTTGTTCTCTTAATTCCATTTGTCAACAATTTTTAACGAAGCATCAAGAGTTTCCTCTATCCATTTATAAGCAGAGGGTGAAGCTTTCTTCAATTCTACAGGAGCAAATATAAATTGCACAAATGTTTCTGCAAATCTTTCCAAGTGATTTGATGTTCCGTACTCACTAGGACTCCAATCATAAGAGCTTAACTTATTTGAATTATTAGTAAAATGAACTTGATGACCCATTTCATGTACATAAGTCTTAAGCCAACTTGTCGCTTCATTTAATCTACCCTTGCCATGTGCTGACCAGTATAAATTCTGGGTTTTAGGGTCATAATTTTTTGCATGATTTATTGCATCTTTAACATCATCTTGCATTTGTTTTATGCTTTTTATTGCTCTTTGTTTACTTTTAGCTTTTATGACAATATGATTTGCACCTTGCATAGTCATTCCGTTCATTCTTCGTCTATTTTTTCCTTGTGCAGTAATAAAATGTTTTACCTCTGCCGAAGCAAATCCTGTTTGTCCTTCTCCATAGACATATTTATCTATAGTTCTGTAATTATCTAAAAAGCTTAAATTCTTTGGTTGTCTTTCATTTTTCAATCCTTTTTGTATGCTTTTTCTAAACTGTGGATTATCAAGAAAATACGCTGATTTTTGTCTTTCAAAAGTTATACTTCCTTCTCTTGCATTAGACCAATTACAAAATACTTCTTTCTTTTCTATAAACTGTCTTAATTTTCTTGAATTTTCCCCTGCAAGTCCTTCCATTTCGTCCATCAAATCAAGAGCTTTATTTACATCAGCAGCTTTAATTTTTCCAGTTGGTGAAATACCCTGTAACTGTGCAATACTTGGCTGTAATGGATCTCTTGCTTTTATTGCTTTGAGTTCTGCCTTTGCTTTTCTTTCAGCAGCCCTCGCAGCCTTTAGTGTTTCCTCAAGCTTATCTTGATTAGTGATAGTGATAGTTGGCTTAGTTACAGGCTTGGGCTTTGGTATCTTGATTGTTATATCACTAGGCTTGCCATACAATCTCTGCAAGTCCTTAAGACTTCTTTCGCTGCCATCTTCCCTAACCATCTTTCTTATAGCCTTCTGTCCTGACCCTTCTTTCTTTGCCAACCTTTTAAAATAATTTACCTTACCTTCATTACCCAAAGTTTTTATCTGTAGCTTTTTATCTTGCTTCAATAACCAGTCACCATAAGCTGTCCCTTGCGGTACTCTGCCAGTTCCTTCTCCTGTTGGTCGTGTAACAACTTTGCCGACTGGTGGCTTTTCCAAGCTTGGATATTTCTTCTGCAATCCATCAAAGTCAACAACAGGAACAGTAGTAGATCGACAATTAAAATGCTGTGGTGGTGTTGGCCCTTTATTATATGCAAACTCCTGCCCATCAAGCCTTCTACAAATAGGGCTAGTTCTACTGTCCAAAGTTGCAACATATTCATATTTAGGGGCAACTTTACTATTTGCTGCATAAACAGCCTGTGATGCCTGATTCTGTACTTGATTAACAGATGTTCTTACTATTGTTTGCACCTGATAATTAGCAAGTTTTGTAAGTTCTCCCCCTGCGGCTGCAATCTGTCTAACACTTCCTTTCTGTCCAAATTCAAGTCTGCCAACCATACGTCTTGCTATCTCTGCTGTTGATTCTCCACTAAAAACCCCTTGCCTGATATGTCTTGCCAAAGCATCTTTCTGCCTTTCTGCGATCCCTCTAAAGGCTTTCTCTACTGTTTGTCCATTAGGTAGGGTCTGCACTGCCCCTTGTCTTGCAGTAAGTTCAAACTTTCCAGAACCAAACTTTTTAAAATCATCTTCTGTAAATTCCTTACTAGTAAAAATATTTGTTTGTGTTGGATCTGTCTTAACAAAAGATTCTGCATATTTCCTACTAACAGCAACAGAATTTATTGGCACATTACCAGACTTTACAACTTTTTTAAGTTCATTCTCTATAAATCCAGCCTGCACCTCTGCCAGCCCTTCAATCTCTTTTATCATCTGCTTAGTTGTAGTTCTTGACCAAGTATCTAAACTTATCTTTGACTGTTGAATTATTGCCCTTAATCTTTTCCTTGTCTGTGGTGCAACAACAACCCCTGCCCCAGCTTCAGCTTGTCTAATATTTATCTGCTTAAGTTTCTTTGCAGCCGTTAAAATTACGTCATTGTATGCCTTCTGAAAATCTTTTGCGACAGCATTACTATATCTGTTTAAATCAATAGTTTCTCTGAAAAATGCTTCTGGTGTACTCATTCATCAGGCCGCGTCTTCTGTATCGTCATCATCATCTGTAGCTGGTTCTTCTGGTGCTTCCATTTCTACCAAGCCTCCACTTTGCGTACTTTCCATTTCTTCCTCGATATCAAAGTCATCACCAAGAATCTCTCCAGCAGATAATTGGTTAAGAAGTGTCTCCTGTGAGATAGTACCAGCAGTAAACAAGGTTAATAGACTTGTTATCTCTTGAGGCTCAAGCCTTGTAGAAACAAAGTCTCTATTTACAAAGCTGCTACCAGCATTA